AAGAAGCTGAACTTCAACATCAAAAAGAAGAATTTGAAAAGAAACAAAAAGAAGCTGAACTTCAACATCAAAAAGAAGAATTTGAAAAGAAACAAAAAGAAGCAGAACTTCAACATCAAAAAGAGTTGGAAGAAGTCAAAAAACAAACTTCTCAAACAGTTGAAAATCAACCTAAATACACGCCTATCAAGCGTGGTGATGAAACGATTGCTAACGTAAATGATAAGTATATCGTTACAGAAATAAAACAAACCCCTCCAAAATTTGAAGGTCAAAAATGGAAAAGAACATTTGAATTTGAGGGCGATTTAGCAGCACTTCAAATGTTGAACAGATACATGGATGTAATCAAAAGCATCAATCCATCGTTTAACTTTAGTGAAGTCAAACTAACTGAAAAAGAATTAAGTGATCCTCAAACAGGAGTAATCAATAAATATAACGTAAAGGAGATTAACTAATATGGCAGTACAAAGCATGGTACAACAAGCAACTAAAAATCCAGTAGCAGCTGGTATCAAAAAATTTAACAATTTAATCAATTCAAGCATTATGAGAACTAAAATTCATCAAATGGTTGGTGCAACTGATTCACAAGAATTCATTACATCAATTACAAGTGCAGTTAATACAAATCCTGCCTTGGCTGAATGTGATCCACAAACAATTATCAGTGCAGCATTATTAGGGCAAAGCTTACATCTTAAACCTAGTCCTCAACTTGGATATTTTTATATGGTACCTTACAACAATAAAAAGAAAAAATGTAAGGAAGCACAATTCCAGCTCGGGTACAAAGGCTACTTGCAATTAGCAATCAGATCAAATGAATATGTGGATATTGACGCTATGGAAATTAGACAAGGGGAATACAAAGGACGTAACAAATTAACTGGCAAGCCTGAATTTGAATTTATTGAGGATGATGAAGTAAGAGAAAATCTACCAGTAGTAGGATATATGGCTTACTTTGAAATGAAGAATGGTTATATCAAACGTTTATATTGGTCAAAAGAAAAGATGCTTAATCATGCTGACAAATACTCTCAAGCATTCTCAAAAGAAGCAACTACAGGACAATATCCTAAAGTTTCATATGCTGATTATGAAGCTGGAAAATATGATCCTAAAACTGAATGGCAATATTCAAGTTTTTGGTATAAGAACTTTGATGAAATGGCCAAGAAAACAATGCTTCGTCAATTATTATCAAAACATGCTTTATTATCAACTGAAGCAATTGAAAAAGCTATCACTTCAGATAATGCAGTAATAGATGAAAACTTAAATCCTCATTTTGAAGATGAAAACATCATTGATGGAGTTGCTACTGAAAAAGAAACGCCTCAAGCAATTGAAGCAACTACTGCACCAACAATGCAAGATATCATCAATGAGGAAAAACAAACTGAAAAAGTTCCAGTTGATGACTTTGACCCAATGTCAATGTAGGAGGTACTAAGATGCAAGAAGATTACATTATACTTCCTCAATCATTTACAAGTACAAAAGCCTATAGAGATACATACTCTCTATGGACTTTCACTTATCTATTATTCAATTGTGATTATAGCGGATATTTAGAATTGGACATTAGAAATCTAGACTTGCCAATCAGTGAAAATAAATTCAAAGCATCATTGAAGAAACTATATGATGAAGGATTAATTTATGGTGATACACAAGGAAATCATAGAGAAATCTATATAAGTGATTATCAAGAAAAGTATGTAGAATAAGAGGTTTAATCAATGGCTGAAAAAGAGGTAAAGAAAGGGTACACAGGATTTTCAAACGAGTTGGTGAATGATCCTATTATTAAAAATTCAAAAGCATGGACTCTGTTTTCCTATTGCCTCTTTAAGGCTTATTTTGATGATAAGTATGGAGAGGCAGGAACCTTTACAACCACACAAAAAGAAATTGCAAGTCATCTTGGATGGGATTATAAAACACTACTCAAATTTATGAAATTCCTAAAAGATAATAAGTATATTGATTACCAAACTTCTAGTCAAAATACAGTGATAAAGGTACTGAACTATAGAAAATGGAGAGGGTATTGATATGGAAAAATTCCACAACCGATATGGAAAAATTCCACAACCGATATGGAAAAATTCCACAACCGATATGGAAAAATTCCACAACCCCTTTCTATATATAAACAATATAAACAAAATAAACAAGAAAAAACAAGATAAAACAAGAGGGGTGTTGCACACACACAAGAATAACAATCCTTCGCAGCATGGATGGCAGATTGCTATATATAGTAGTGGTGAGTGTGACAGAAAGGATTTTAGAAATTTTGGAAAAAAAGGAAATTAAGAAAATTTTGAAATTTTACAAAAGTATTTATCCAAATTCCAAATTAAGTGAATCTAATCTTGATACTGTCAATACATGGTATTTGATGCTTGAAGATTTCACTTATGAACAGGTACAAAATGCTATTGTTAAATTTTTCAAACAAAAGAATAAATACATGCCTAATCTTCCTAACATTGTTGAAAACATTGAAGTTCCTGATTACACAATTAAAAAGATCCCACCCAACACAGTAATCATTCAGTTTGAGGATGAAGCTTATGGAAACTTTCCATTTAGATTTTTAAATTCACAAGATGCTAAAGAATATTCCAAAAAGTTTCAAGAATGCAATTACGATAAAGAATCAATCAAGATCTTACATGAAGAACATGTTAGAAAACGAAATGCTGGAGTTCTTACATACAGGGGAGAAGCAAAGGCAAGATTAGAACAAAAACTTCAAAATCAAAATAACAAGGGAAGTAGAAGATATGATAAACAGAGTAGTTTTAGTTGGTAGGATGACACGTGATCCTGAACTTAGAAGAACTCAAAACGGTTCAGCAGTTGCAAGTTTCACTTTAGCAATGAACCGACCAAAGAGAAATGATGAAGAACAACAAGCGGATTATATTTCATGTGTTGTTTGGAATAAGGTCGCTGAAAACGTCGACAAGTACTGTTCCAAAGGCTCATTGGTTGGAGTTGAAGGAAGACTTCGCTCAAGATCTTATGACAACGCTCAAGGTCAACGTGTATATGTTACTGAAGTTGTATGTGATTCAGTTCAGTTTTTAGAAACAAAACCTAGAGACAAATATGAAGAACAACAATATCATTCACAATCAACATACAATCCAAATCAGTACCAACAACCAATACAAAATCAACAACAAGACAGTTTTATGAATGAAAATCCATCTTTCAACATTATGGAAGATGACATTCAATTCTAGTCTAAAATAAAAAAACCAAAAATTTTCATTTCTAGCGAGTGTTTGTTATAAGGATGATTAACTTTACCAATTATCTAAAAACATTCGTTAGAATGAATATTTGACCAAGAAAATAACAAATTAAACAAAAAAGGAGAGATGAAAATGCTCATAAAAAAAGATGAAGAACCGTTTTTCTATAAATTTCTTTCAATTGCAAAGGAAATCATCAGGAAAAATAAAAGATACACACCAGTATTTTATGGTGATGATGAAAAACTTTATTTAGTTTGTAACAACTATGCTGCAGTTTATGATTTTCAAAGTAATTTGCTTTTAGATGATGAATTAAGAGAATTTGGAAAAATCCCTTATGAATTATCGGAATTACCAAACGGGGATATGAAATTGACAAAATCTGAACATTTTAGCTGTCAAGAATCATATTTAATTGCAATTAGAAATTTTCTCAAACATACAGGGTATATGTCGAAAAAGGTTTTTTCTGTAGATAAAGGTGATCCTTACAAGATTCCTAAAATTGTTGAAGTTACAAATCGTTGGATTTCTGAAGAAGATAATAAGATTTTGGACAAGATAGGATTTCCTGATATCTATATGTTGGATGCAAAACGTGTTGATGAATTCATTACGCTTGCTGGTGATTGGAATCCATATTATTTGGCAGCGTGTGATCAAACTGAGCTAAATGGTGGTCAAACAACCATCACAATGACAATTTACTTCAATATCAAAGATGACCCTAAGAAAAGTGCTTGTGACCAACAAGAAATGGAGCTTGTACAACAGCCTACAAACTATGATGAATTCGAAAATGAAGATGTTGAAGAAATTGAAGATGAGACAGTAGAAGATGATTATCAAGAAGAGGAACAATTGGATGCACTTCTTGAAGATGCTGTTGTTCCAGAGGAGTTAGAAGATGACTTCGACCCAATGCTTGCTTGATTTAGGTATCAAAAATGATTACAAGAAATTTTGGTTTACCGTTCCAGGAAAGATAGTTGGCAAGGGAAGACCAAGATTTACTACGCAAGGAAAATTCGTAAGAGCGTACACACCTAAAAAAACAAGGGATTACGAACAAAAAATAGCAATGTGCTATCGAAAAACTACAAGTTATCAAAGTGATAAAGCGTTGAGGGTGAAGATATTTGCATATAGAGGAATACCGAAATCAACCACCAAAAAATTAAGAGGTTGGCTATTAGATAAAACGTTTCTATGTACCGTTAAACCGGATATCGATAACATCATAAAAGTAGTTTTGGATGCACTCAATAATGTGGCATATTACGATGATATTCAAGTGTGTGAACTGGTTATCATTCGTGAATTTGCTGAAAATGAATGTTTAAAAATATGTCTAGAAGAAATTGGCGAAAGAAGGCCAAAATAGGAGGATAGAATTATGGGATTGTTTGATTTAGTTAGAGAAGAACAAGAAGCAAAGAAAAAAGCTGAGGAATCAGCTAAAGAAGATGTAAAGGATACAGTTGTCAAAGAAGTGGAAAAGGTTGAAGAAGCACCAAAAGAAGCTGATCAACAACCTGCTCCAGTTGCAAAAGCTGAAAAACAAGCAACTGAAATTGCAGAAGAATCTAAAAAAGAAGAAAAACCCGCAAGTAAAAAAGTACCTAAGAAAAAAGCAAGTACTGAAAAAACTTACAAATATCCATTTGGAGTCTACTCTGAAGGAAGATTGATTGATATTTCTTCTTATGGGTTTGTAGATGGCCAAGATTATACAGAAAAGGAAATCACGGACATCATGTTACAACACCGTCATTATGAGTTTGCAGGAACAATGGAATACAGCTATATCGAGGATGACAACGTTCTTGTTGTAACTGGAAAACAACATAGAAAAGGCTAGGTGTTCGATATGGCTTATACAAGATATAAATTCTATGTGATTGGAGTTGGTGGGACTGGTTCTCTTCTAGCAAGAGACCTTCCCAAACTTCTTTTAGGAACGTCACATAAAATGATACTTATAGATGGTGATACAGTCGAATCTAAAAATATCGAACGTCAAGGATATCAAGCTCAAGATGTAGGTGATAATAAGGCTTTGGCATTATCGAGAAAAATCAACTCTCTTTATCCAATCGAATGTGAGTTTGATGATAAATTTTGCACATATGAAAGTTTATTTTCACTTATCCAAGATGATAAGGGATATGTTCCTGTAATCATAGGATGTGTCGATAATGATGCTACAAGAATGATTTTAGAAAAAGTATTTAAGAAGCTAGATGATGTTATTTACATCGACTCAGCAAATAGTGAATACGAAGGAAATATCTATATCACAACAAAAAAGAATGGTATTCAACAAAGTAATTTGAGAAGTCAATGTTACAAATTTGATTTAGATAAGCACCCACTTGACGTTTCTTGTCAAGAACAGGCTGCCAAAGGAAATGTTCAATTTCTAGTAACCAATGCAAAAATGGCCGTATCGATATTGGAACATTGCAACGCTTTAATCATGTATCAGTTGAAAGAAGGTGTTCAACTTGTCAATAGATTTGAGACAGTTTTTTACGACTGATCATGTTCCAGATAAATTAGAACCTAACACCTATGAAAAGTTTTTCATCAACGCTTTAAGCTATACATCACCAAAAGCTATTGATGATTTAACGATTGCATTTGAAGAAGATGAGTCTAATGATCTGATACAAAACTTTCAAGAAATCGACTTATTAGATGAACATGTTTTTCCAGATGTTATCGATTATGAATTTGAAGAAGTTATATTAAGTCCTTTTTTTGACAGAAACGAATTTGCAGTTGATGGTTTTGAAACATTGATTGAAGGATTATACGATGAACAGAATGAAGTGTTTGTAAATGTAAGTTTTATTATTCCACAATTAAAAGGTGTCTTTAGAGAAATATATGCAGAAGCCAAAGAGTGGTGTGAGTACTCGGATGAAACATTATCCGAACCTAAGGTTGATTATTACAATCTAGGTACCACTGAAATGCAGTTCTTATATATCAAATTTAAAAACAAGAGAAAAGCTAGGAAATTCAGAAAGCTTTATAAAAAGAGCTATCAAATAAGAGCAATGCTATATGGTTTTGGATATCGATTTATAAATGGTCAATTTGTTAAAGGAAACGTAAGAAACATTGAAATTGAAGGATGGGAATATCCTGATTTGAATTTTGGAGTGGCAAATGAAGCTCTAGAAATCATGGCCAATGTTTCAAAAAAAGAAAGACACAATACGGAATTGTTGCAAATAATAGTCGAAAGAAAAGAAGATGATTGTGATTATAAATTTACTTCAAATGCTTTGATTTCAGCTCTTTCAAACACATTAAAGACAAAAAGCGAGGTGATCATGTAATGAGAGAAGCAATCATTCGTTTAAACAACAAAAAAGATGATGCTGAATTATGTATCAAACAAAACGAGAAGATTACATTCAAAATGCTTTCAAAAGAAGAACTGGTAAAACTTTTTAATGATTTTTTTATCAAAGATCAGCATGAGAAAGCAAATATAAAATTGTTTTCTGAAAACACGATAGGTGCTGGTATTGATTATACCGTTATAAAGCAACCTGAGCATATGCAATATGTTACTTATAATAATCATTCATACAAAATCAATTTTCCTAATGCTATTTATATTGTTCGATATGACAACAAAATCGTAAAAGGCATCCAATGTTATTGCTATAAGAAATACAAAGTAGGAGATACCGAATTGTATGAATATGCAATGCCAAACATGTTGACAGGAAATGCAATGTGCATGGGTAGTGCTGATAAAAGGATTGTTGATGATGATATTGAAGGTGCTTTGAACAAAATCATTGCTACACCTTACTCACATAGCAATTTTGATGGAATAAAGGGATTTTCAACAACAGTCAGCTATTTTGAATACTTAGAAGAAAATCCATTTCCATATAAACTTTTAAGAAAATTAAACAGGAAATTAAGAGATGTCAAAGTGTGATGAATTAAGAAAATTACTTCTTGAATGGGGTAAAGATAATTATTTGCCCCTCAAGAAAAAAATTGCGTATCTGGAAAATGAAAATTATCGTTTGAGAATGCAAAATTTAAGAATCAAAGAAAGAAATGAAAGACTCACATTGATTGTAAAGAAAAGAAGAAAGGAAGCAAACTGATGAAAATAGATAGAGGAATTGTTCAATGTGATAGATGTAAAAGAGTTTTTAAAACCAAAGAGGTTACAAATTATAAAATCTCATATCAAGCGTACGGTTTTAAAAATGATGGTGGCATGGGACTTGTAACAAAGAAAGCAGAAATCTGTTCCGATTGCAATATGGATTTTGAAGACTTCATGCGCAATAAACCAGTAGCAGGACGTGATACAAATGACAGGTGAAGAATGGACAAAATTATGTAAGGAACATGGTAGTGTTGTCCTCGATGCAAATTACAAAGATATGACACAAGATGATGCTTTAAAGTATTTTGATTTATTAAAAACTGCAATGGATCATGCTTTTGCTAGAAAATATGATTTGGAAACCGGCCAATATGAAGATTGTGCATTGCCTGAAGGGTCTACATATTACGAAGATGATATGAACAAGAAAGTTGCCTGTTGTGAATGCGGAAAGAAAATCATGTACGGAGCTTCTTATACATCAAGAATCATCTTGAATAGCAGTGGATTTGGCTATGCAGTATGTGAAGATTGTTATTACAAAAATGACATGAAAGATATCGTTAAGGAGGAATTATAAAAATGGGAAATGAAAAATCAAATTATGAAACATATAAGGAATTAATGGAAAAATACAAATTTAAGATTGGAAGACCTAGTGAAATCAACATAGATGACTACGATGTTGTTGTGTCATGCGATAAGGTTGGATACGCTCATGTAAAATATAAAGTTCTTAAAAATGTCCCTAATTTAACTAACAGAGAAATTGCTCTTCTTTGTGATGGTGGCAATTTATGTTTTGGCTATCGAGTGGAAGGAAATACTATTTGTGTTTATACAGATTAAAGCGTTAAGAAAGGTTAAGAGTATAAGAATATGGGAATTAAAGAACAAGTTTTTAAACAATCCATTGAAATTTATGGAAAAGAAGCACAATCAAGACAAGCTATGGAAGAATGCGCTGAACTCATCCAAGCAATCAATAAGTGTTTACGCCATCCAAACAAAGAAGAATGCAAGAACAATTTAATTGAAGAAATATGTGACGTAGAAATCATGCTGTTTCAATTAAAAGAAATGTTCGGAATTACAAATGAAGCGGTTGAAAGTTATAAACTTTTAAAAGCTAAAAGAGAAAAAGAAAGGTTGAAAGATTATGGAAAAAAATAGGATTAAAGAAAACCAAGTGAAAACAGCAGGAGTATTTTTAGCAAGAATGCAACCAGTACATAAAGCACATTTATTCATGGTTAATAAAGCTTGTGAAGAATGCGACGAAGTATGTGTAATTTTAGGAAGCGAAAACAAAAAGGACACATTAAGAAATCCTTTTACAATTGAAAAACGTAGAGAAATGTTATTGGAATCTCTACCTAAAGAATATAGAAAAAAAATTTCAGTATATGAAATTCCGGATTGGTCTATGGAAACAAAAACAGAGGATGATAAAGTTTGGGGAAGATATTTCTATTACAACGTTGTATCAAGAATAGGCCAAAAGCATTTCAAACTTTACTATTCTGATGGCGTTGATAATCTTAATAGTTGGTTTGATGAAGAAATCAAGCAATACGTTGAATATAGACTGTTTGAAAGATCCAGTTTATTTGCAGGACTATCAGCAACAAAGATTAGACAAGCTTTTGTTGATGATAACAAAGAATATATCAAGCAATTTTGTCCGCGAGTTGTAATGGATAACTTTGATTATTTAAGAAATTACTATTTAGGAGTAGTTGACAAACCTAAAGAAGATTGGGAGATGAAATAATGAAAAACTTTGAAAAATGGGAAAAAGAACTTTTAGAAATGGCGAAAACAAATGATAATCTTTGTATTTCTAAAAAAGATAATAAGCCACATAAATGTGTTGGTATGAATTGTAGTGATTGCTTATTAAAAAGTGATACAGCACCTTGTAGAAACATGTTAGTACAATGGCTCTACGAAGAATACAAAGAGCCTATCAAGCTATCTCGTTTAGAATTTGAATTGTTGAAACGTCTTAAAGGTGAAAAGCTTGAATATCTAGCAAGGGATAAATGTAAAGTTTATGTTCATGCATATGGCACTAAACCTCAAAAAGGAAATCTCGGTTGGTATACGGAGTCAAGAGATTGCTGTTGTTTATCTTTATTTAGTAATTGTTTTAAACTCATCAAATGGGAAGATAAAGAACCTTACAAAGTCCAAGATATTCTAGATAACTGCGAGGTAGTTGATGATGAATAGGCCCAAAATAGAAGAATGTACACGTGAAATAACATCGTACGAACTAGATGGTAGCGAGACAAAACAAAAGGTCACGGATTTAAAAAAATACAGTTTCAACTTGGAAAGATATTGTGATCAGTTAGAAAATGAAATCAAATCTTTAAAAGAAAATTTTGCCGATTGCATTAAAGAAAATAAGCGATTAAAAAAATCATTCAATGAATCAATAGATATGTTAGTTTTCACACATGAAAACGGAGTTGTTGATTGCTATGAAAAATGTCCTTTTAAAGAAGAATGTCAAGCAGATGACACCATGGAAAGTCATTGTGTAAAAGCTTCAAATTGGAAAAGGTTGGTGCTTGAAAATGACTAAAACAAGAGGACAACTAATATCTATGTTCCAACATATGAAAACAATGTCTAATGATAATGCAATCAAACACATCAGGCATGAAGATATCGATACTACTTGTGGCTATCTTTTAGAAGATAAGCAAGAGATTGAAAAGTTAGAAAAAGCGCTTGATAAAGCATGTAAAGAGCTGGAAAAATGTGAAAAAGATTTTGATAAAATATATGGTACCAGCTATGCAAAAATAAAGAATAAAAAATATTGGAAAAAGAAGGTGATGGAAGATGACTAAATTTGAATTGGATTTATTAAAAGAATTCTCTGATGATGGTTGTGGTGATGATTGTTTTGATGAAATTGGTATGCTTGTTGGCATGAGGATGAGAGGCTACTTTCAAGATGCCGAAGATGATGAAACCATTGATGAATTGATAGAGAGGTATGAAGAATGTATAAGCCACCAATAGAAATAGTAATGAAAGAAGTGTTTCAAAAGATGAATGAGGATTTTGAAAATGCAGTATTTAAAGCTGTACAAAAAGTCGGCATAAATGTTGATAAAGAAGAACTCCTAAAAGCTCTAATTTATGATAGAGGACAATATGATAAAGGATATGAGGATGCGATGAATGAAATCAAGCATCCTCAACCACTTAAATTTGAAGATTTAACTCCTGGTATGTGGGTTTGGGATAATTTCTTTACAACTTTTACAAGAGTAGAAAATACATATTTATATTCTGATGATGCTCTTGCCAAAGGAACTAAAATGACAACGTTTTATTGCGATGCAGGTGTTCTAACTAAGCCCTTTGAAGAAAATAGATATTATCCAGTTCAAATTCCATGGGAAGGAAATAAAAAACAATGGGAACGTACTATAGAAAGTTGCAAACAGTAAAACATGCTTTGCAATACTATATCACTAGACCGAATGCCAATGAAAAGGATCTAGTAAGAGAAAAGAATTTATTAAAGCAAGTTGAAGAAGATATTGAATGGTATGAAGAAAGACACCGCATCAAAAAGAAAGAGGAGAGAAAATAAATGAAAAAAGTATTAATCATATTAGCAAGCGTATTTGCTTTAACTGGATGTTCAAAAGCATCTAGAGTTAATTGGAATATTAGAGAAGATGCAAACAACTTTAAAATCACAAGAAAAGTCGTTGCTCTTAATACTAGAACAAATGATCCATTATTCACTGTTGAGGGAAAGATTTCCCTTGATAGTGATGAAGATGGAGATTTAAACGTAACAATCAAAACTGGAAAAGGAAAGTACAAGCTGTTCTATGCGCATTTGTCAAATGATGTTACATACACTTGTATTCAAACAAAAGCTAAAAAAGAAAATCCTTATGCCTATGACATTCAATTCTTTCCAGCAAAAGAAGTTATTGAAAATGGTGTTATTGATATCAAATCAAGTGAGTAGGTGGTAAATAATGCAGAAGATTAAATTAGAAGCTGAAAATGATTTAGAAAAACGTTGCAAAAATTTAAAAGAACAAAATGAAGCATTGATTAGTGGATTGGATCTTGCAAATGAAACAATAAGCAATCTATACGGTTTGCTTCGAGAATACCGTCAACAAAAAGAAAAGCTTTTAAAACAAAATACAAAACTGTTAGCGATTTATACTGTAATCATCATAGCTCATATAATCACTGCAATCATTAATCAATCATATCGAAATTCACTCATGTTTTATTTTCTCTCGGTCGTAAGTATTGTGTATGGTATTGATTTATGTAGTCAAAAATTCAAAAAAGGTGATTGAAATGAATATATTAATTAAAAAGCTTAATGATTGTCAGTTGACCAATCAAGAAATCAAATACGTTATTGGTCGTTTAACGTGTGCAACCAACTTTGATAAGGAATTGCATTTGAAAGCAATTGAAAAACTTGAAATACAAAGAAAGTACCTTGAAGAAGGCAATGTAGAAATAAAAGAAGATGGTGATAAATAATGTACATTAACCCATTTTGGTGTGGAGTTGCAGCAACTATCCTTGCTGAATTGGCAGGGATAATCGCTTATGCAATTTATCAAGATCATAAAAATTAATAATTAATTATTTTGGAGGGCAAGGAATGAAATATACAGATGAAGAAAAGAAGATCATTGATGAAGTTAAAAAATATCTTAGAGAATTACGTCTAATCAACATTGAAAAATTCTCTTTAACATTTGAAATTGAGGATATTCCAAGCCCTCAATCAATTAAATACAGTGATGAAGCTCCTGGAGGCTTTTCAAAACCTAAAGGAGAACAAATCACTTCAAATATGTTGCGCAGGGAGCTTCTAACAAAGCGTCTAGAGCTCTTTAATAAGGAACTTGATAAATTTATGCCGTTAGTATATTTACTCAACGCAGGGCATAGAAACATCATTAGAACGTATGTATGTTCAAGAGGGTACAATGAAATGATTGACACATTAGAAGAATCGTTTTGTATCAGCAAATCAACTTACAAAAGAGAGTTTCCAAAAGCATGTTTAGAATTATCCAAATATCTTGACATGGAACACCGCCCATCACTCGAAAAATTGAATAATACCTTTTATGAAAGTATCAAGAATGAATAGTAATTTCATTCTTTTTCTTTGCTTTTTTATCACAAATGATAATTTTTTATTAAAAGTGGACCCATTTTGGACCCAAACTGAACCCAAAGTGAGCCCTAATTGGACCCAAAGTGGACCTAGATTGAACCCTTATTTCCATGCTATTATGCTATTGTGGTTTTTAAAGAAATGAAACAATCCCATTTAATTATAAAATCACAGTTCAGACATATAGGTTAAACCCCTTGCAAAAAAGTTCCTTACGGGAGCTTTTTTCTTTTGCAAAGAACAACGTCGCAGTTTTAACTGCTGTTTATATAAATAAAAAAACGGAGGTGGTGACATGATTTGGAAAAACACGAGTTAGCGTTTGAAGACTATAAAAACGGCATGAAGCAAAAAGAAATCGCTAAAAAATATGGTACGACAATCAACACCGTCAAGTCATGGTCACGCCGTTACGAGTGGTCAAAAAAGAAGAAAAAGGGTGCACCCCAAAATAAAAGTGTGCACACCAAAAAAGAATGCAAAAAAATAGCTGAAGAAATAGTAGAAACAAGTGAGCTGGATGAAGAACATCAGCTCTTTTGTATTTATTATTTGAAATATCACAATAAAGTCAAAGCATATCAAAAAGTAAAGCCAAATACTCCATACAACAGTGCTTGTGTGATGGCTTCAAGGTGGTCTAAACAGCCGGCAGTAATAGAAGAAATAAATCGTTTAAAAAAAGAATTGTATGAAGATGCTCTTCTTGATCCACAAGATATTGTTCAAAAATATATTGATATTGCCTTTGCTGATTTGAATGATTATTTGGAATATGGCCGAGAGGAAGTACCAGTAATTATCAAAAATCCTGATACAGGCGAGGATGAAGTTCTAAAGCAAACTGTCAATATGGTTAAATTCAAAGAATCAGCCTTTGCTGATGGAACTATTCTAAGTGAAGTCAAGCAGGGTCGAAATGGAGCGAGTATCAAATTGGCGGATAGAATGAAAGCTTTGGATTGGTTATCAAAACACATGAATATCACTACTGAAGAACAAAAACTCAAAATTGAAGTATTGAAAAAGCAATTGAATACGAATGATCAAGAAGATGATGGAGTTGAAATCATAAATGATGCACCAATTTAAGAAAAAACAGGTTCGTATTTCAGATATTGTCATTCCAAAGTTCTTGACTTGCTTCAATGATATTTCACATGTTCATAAAATTATGGACAGTGGCCGTGCTGGAACAAAATCAAGTTATGCTGCTATTCATGGAATTTATAAGATTGTAAGCGAAGATGAATGTTCGGTAATAGTCATGAGAAAGTTTCACAATAAGCTTTCTAAGACTGTCTACAATGAATTTAAACGAGCAATCAAACGTCTAGGATTGAAGAAAAAACAGTTTAAGATAACAAAGAATCCAATGAAGATTACATATCTTAAAAATGGTAATTCGGTTTATTTTACAGGGAACGACTCTATCGATGATACAAAAGGGATCATTGATGAAGAAAAGCCTATCAAACTTGTTATTTTAGATGAGCTGACCGAGTTTTTTGAACGTGGCCAAGGAGAAGATGAAATATCCAACATAGAAGCGACATTCGTACGTGGTAATGATGATGAATTCTGTATGGAGTATTATTTCAACCCTCCTAAAAATCCTAACGCATCCATTTTTAAATGGGTCAAAAAGATGGAAAAACGTAGTGACTGCATTCATATCCATGTTGATTATAGAGATGTTCCAGAAAAGTGGCTTGGTAAAAAGCTTATTCAATCAGCAATGGAAATGAAAAAAGTCGATGAAAGAATGTACAACTGGATTTGGCTGGGGATATCAATCGGACTGGATGAAATCATTTATTACATGTTTGATAAAGATAAACATGTTTTGGATAGAAATCTTACCAATGATGAAATCAACGGAATTACAAGAATTGATGCATCTTGTGATTATGGCCAAATGAATGCAACAGTATTTGAGTTTTGGGGACTCAACCCTACACAGAAAATCATTTTTGGACTTGATGAATTCTATCATTCGGGTCGTGAAAGTGGTAAACAGCTGACACCAAGTGAATATGCATTCAAGTTCAAGAAGATGTGTGAAAAAATCAAGAAAGAATATGGCCAATATCCGCAAAGTCTTTATATTGACCCTAGTGCAAGAGGACTTGCTGAAGAAATCAAAAGAGCTTGTCCATTCATCAAAATAAGAGGTGCTCAAAATGATGTCAAATTAGGGATTTCAAGAGTCCAAAAAGCAATAGCATTTCAAAAAGTACTGTTCAGTACACGTCAGGAAATGCTTTTGAATGAAATCGTTATTTACAGCTATGATAAAAAAAGCATTGAAAGTGGCATTGAAAAACCGGTAAAAGATGATGATCACTGCATGGATGCATTGAGATATTACATCATGGGCATTTGGAAATATATTAAAAGATATCTTCCTGATGTTGAGAAGAATGAAGGTGGTGAGGATGATTAGTGTTTACAGCAATAAAAAGATTTCTAGAAAGGATTAAGAATAGAATGTTTGCAACAAAAGATATAAATAAATTTTTCGATATCGATATTGCAATGTCGAATGACATGGTCGATTCAATTGATTTATGGAATAAGATTTTAGAAAACAAACAGCCTTGGCTTGATAATGAAAAAGGTGTTAAATCATTGGCATTGGCTCAAGGAATTGGTGAAGAGCTTTCTAAAACATCAACAAGAGAATTGATATCAAAAGTTATATCGAATGATTTTGTCAATCAGGAATATCAAGAGTTTATTAAGGATATGAATGAAAATCTTCAATGGGCTTTAGGTGAAGGTGGTGTTGTTTTCAAACCATATGTAAGTGACAATCAAATATTTGTTGATGTTGTACATGCTGATAAGTTTTTTCCTGTTACATTTAATGGAAGAAAGAAAATTACTGCAGGTATTTTTGTAGAACAAATTTTCAAAGGCAAAAACGTATATACTCGATTAGAATATCAAAAGTATGAAAATGGAGTAAATACATTTGAAAACTATGCTTTTATGAAAAGAGATTATTCTCAAGGAAACTATAACTTTTATACTGATTTTGGCAATCAAATTCCATTGGATACTATTCCAGAGTGGAAAGATTTAGAGGAACATTTTGAGATTGGTGGCGTTGACAGACCGCTTTTTTCTTACTTCAAAACACCAGTCATCAATACAATTGATAAGATGTCCCCGCTCGGTGTACCTTGTTATGTCAAAGCAATCAATTTGATTAAAGATGCAGAGGAACAATACAGCAGATACATTTGGGAATTCGTTGGTGGCGAAATGGCAGTTGAAGCATCAAGTGATGCATTTGAAATTGATTCACGTACCAATGAACCAAAACTTCCTGAAGGAAAGAAAAGATTGTACAGAACATACGATATCGATAATCCTTCAGGACAAACAACTAATATCAATGAATTAATCAAAGTACATGCACCTCAATTAAGAGATGCCAACTACGCTGCAGGATTTAATGATATTCTAAAGAGAATTGAATTTGAATGTGGTTTATCATATGGAGATTTAAGTGATCCACAACAAGTCGATAAAACTGCGGAAGAAATCAAGTCATCCAAACAAAGAAAATATGATACTGTTTCAGCTATTCAAGACAGTTTGAATACTGTACTTGAAGATATAGCATATGCAATGAATGTTTATGCTATCGGAATGGGCAAATCAAAGTCTATGGAATGTGTTGTTGAAACTGATTGGGGAGACAGTATCTTGACCGATACTGAAAAACAAAGAAATATCGACCTTCAAGAAGTCAATGCTGGTTTGATGCCTGAATGGAAATACAAAGTCAAATGGCAAGGCATGAGTGAAGAAGAAGCAAAAAGAGAAGTTGCTGAAAATTCTGATGAAGGCATTGAATATGATGATGAAGATGACGATACAGAAGAGGATGTAAATGTTAACTGATAAATTTTTAGAAGAGTCGGGTGATGATGTCTCAAATGACTTCAGCACATTGGAAACTCTTCTTTTAATTTGGATGGGTTTGCGTTTAAGAAATCTTGCATCTTTAGAAGATATCGAAGAAGAGTATCCAAAATGGAAAAATAAAGCAAGTAGAGAGTTTTTTGAATATTCGGGTACTGAATTCCAAAAGGTCAAGAAATCGTCTCAAAACAAAGTAAAATCGGCTATCAAAAATGGAATAGCAATGACAGTCAGCAATATTTTTTCGAGATTGAAAAATACTGATGCTCAAACTTCTAAAAAAGACATGTTGAACAGGTCAAACAAGAATTTGAACAAAGGTATCAAGGATACTCAAGGTGAAATCAAAAACCTTTGCAACATTTCAAGAAAGTGCACCAACAAGCAGTTTATAAAGGCGTGTGATGAAGCATACTCTAAAATCGTTGCAGGAAACAATGCTGATAAAGCTATTGAATCATCAATCAGAAAACTTTCTCAAAAAGGTATCGAAGTAGTTGGTTATACTGATCATACAACTTCAATGGATGCTGCAGTTAAAAGAGCAGTTACAAGTGGTGTCAATCAAACGTCTTTGAAATTTAAAATGGATAACTGCAAAGAGTTGGGCATTAACATTGTAAAGACTTCAAGTCATGGAGGTGCTCGACCATCCCATCAGGAATGGCAAGGTAAATTATTTTATCTTCATACTCCTGTAAAAGGTCTACAGAACTTTAAAAAGGCAACGGGATATGGCCGTGTTGATGGCCTAGGTGGAGCAAACTGTAGGCATTCTTTTTATGAGGTTACTGATTATGAGTATAAGAACAATCTAGTCGATACCGAAGAATTTGACAAGAACAGGAATGATGATCAATACGAGCTGGAACAAAAGCAAAGATATTATGAGCGTCAGATTCGTTCTTGGAAGAAAAGGAAGAATATTCTTGATGAATGCGGTGTAGATTCCACCAAAGAAGCTAAAAAGATTAGAGAATGGCAAGATAAACGTTCTCAATTTATTAAAGAAAGCAATATCCAATTCAAGAAAGAACATGGTATTGATAACGTTCTTAAAAAGGCTTATCCAAGAGAGAAAGTATTTAACAATAGCAAGTTATCAAACAAAAAAGGCAGTAAATTATACCATGACGACGAATGGCTACCATTCAATTTTAAACCTAAAAAGGAAGATAAACCTAAAATAAAAATGATTACCAATTCAGATGAATTTGTTGAAAAAATGATGAAAAAAGTGACCATCGAAAGCGATAATGATGATTTTAAAGAAGGAATAAAAAAAGAAATTAAAATCATGCATGAAGAAGCTACAAAATTCTTGATAAATAAGAAAATTCCTATTAAACAATCAGATACAGAAACAGCATATGATAGTAGCGTGAATACTATCTTTGTAGCTCAAAAACATTTAAAGCCTGGTACCTTAGCGCATGAAGTAGGTCATGCTTTGGTTGATAAAAACAATTTATATGAAAATGAAGAATTGGCAATAATCATGAAAAATGTTGTTGCTAACGCTAAATATGTAGTTAAAAAGAAAGATGATGAATACTTCATCTATTTACATTCAGATAAATTTGTTCGTAATTATCAGGGTAAAACATATATAAATGTTACAAAAAAATACAAGAATCTAAAAAAAGGTGAACATTTAAAAATTGGTGCTTTTGATTATAGAAAATTAGAAGAATATGTCAGTGTTGGCTATGAAACTTTTGTAAGCAATCCTCAATTGTTATATGATAAAGATAAAGAATTGTATGATTTCTTTAAGAAAGGTGGATTGTTCAATGAGGTCACAAAAGGAAAAAAATAAGGAAATAGAAATTGAAATTGAAGGTAATCTCGAAGATTTATTGACTGAAGAAGAATTAAAACAGCTTGAGGAAGATGAATATTTAGATGGAGGACCAGGATACATTCCTACCTGGTCAAGTTGCTATAAACCAAAAGAAAAGAAATAACATATTAAAGCAAGAAAGGGATGAAATAGAATGTCTGCAATTATAAAGTATCCAGAAGAAATTCAAAAATGCTTAGATATTTATGAGCCTTATGCCATTCAAATTTATGAAGGAAAATTAGAAGGCGTCCCTCAAGAAGCAATTGATGCGTACAACAAAGCAAAAAAATGGTTTTGGGAACAAAAACAGTAAAAATAAGTCAACGAAAGTTGGCTTTTTCTTTTGCTCAAAATCAGGAGATATGATATGAAAACTGTAATCAAAGTATTGTTCATTCTTTTAATTGCTTTAAAACTTATTGATCTATTCATTTGTGGGTTATGGAAAATTCTTATCCCACTTTTTATTTTCAGCTTAATTATGGTTATTGCTTTTGTTTTAGAAATATTTTAGTAAAAAAGGAGAAAACAAATGGGTTCAGATGAATTTTTAGATTTATGTAAAAAAGTAGTCAGAGAGTACACAGAAGAACATCTTGATAAAACGGATGGCAAAGTTGATTTTGATGTTTATGCTGTTTGGAGTTGCAAAGCGTTACAAAATAGTAAAGCATTAGCATCAACATCTCTTTCGGATGGAATGTACTATGAATTAACTTACAACGGAGATAAGAAAGAACTTTATTTAGATGCTTATAAGAAATTTGAAAATAGATGCATCAAGCTAGGAGGAGAATAGCAATGAAATTTAAAAGAGCGTTTAAACTTATGTATAACGGAGAAAAAATCAAGCTCCCATCTTGGGGTGGCTATTGGTATTGGGATGATGAAAAGAAAACAGTAATCATGCATACTAAAGAAGGCAAAGAAATGGATATTAGAGAAACTGAAAGAGTTATCTATACTTTATCAAATATTCTTGATGATGGATGGATTCTTGCTGATGAAGAAAACTGCCCAGAATTAGGTGGAGAGGCTACATTTGGCTTTGATGAAGCAATCAAATATCTAAAAAGAGGGATGAAACTTGCTAGAAAAGGTTGGAACGGTAAAGGAATTTTTATCCATTTATGTGAAACAGATGCAACAACAAATCCTTTTGTTTGTATAGATTCATCTAATTTACAAACTGATAATCTAGATGCAAAGAAAAATATTGTACCTTGGGCACCATCACAAACAGATATGTTAGCGGATGACTGGGTATTTTTTGAATAGGAGGATGTTATAAATGAAACTATTCATTAGTCAACCAATGGCAGGAAAAACGGATAAAGAAATCCTAGATGAAAGAGAAAGGGTGCTATGCAATGTAAAAGAATTATTTCCTGATAAAGAAATTGAAGTGATTGATTCATTCTTTGATGGTGAACCAAAAACGCCTCTTTGGTGTCTAGGAGAATCCATCAAGCTTTTAGGTCAAGCTGACATTGCTTATTTCTGCAAGGATTGGGAAAAGTATCGAGGATGCTGTATCGAACATGAATGTTGTGTTAGATACTCAATTAAACATGTAGAGGAGTAGGGGGAAGAATAGAATGAATACAGTATATACATTTAGTAATGGTGTTCATGTTGATTCTTCAACAATTGAAAAAATAAAAAAAGCTTATTTTGAAATAGTAAAAAAAGAGCTTCCAGAAGAAGCTCTTAATTTCGAAGTCAATGATTTTATTCTTGAAGAAATCAAAACACAAATTAAAAACAAAAAGATTTGCTTATAAGTGTTTGATATAAAAAAACTTGACTGCTTAATTTTGAGCCGTCCAATATTTCAACGTATTTTCTAATTTTTGATAGTAAATCTTTATGTTTGATTTCATTTATAGTTAGTGCTATTGAAACAGTATGAAAAGGTATAAAACAATATAACACCAATTAAATTGGTTGTTAACCGCATTTTTACGTGATAGAATACTTATGAAAAGAGTAGAATAAATATGTGGAGGTGGGATTATGACTTATCAAGCATTACCTGTTAGCTTTTTCGAAAATCTTAAAACACAAAAAAACGCTAAAGTTGATAATGATGAAGTTGTTCCATTTCAATTTAGCGAAAAAGTGTTAAAAGGAGAAAGTAAAGTAAAAGCTACTTTACCAAAGAAAAAGAAATGTGCAGAGTAGGAGATATTATTTTAATTAGAAAATATATTGGAGAAGATGGCACACGTCAAAGAAATCATCCTTTCATTGTATTGAATGACAGTGAAGGTAAAATTGAAGGTTTGCCATTTGATCTAACATGTTCAGTCATGTCTTCTTTTAAAAACGAAGAGCATCGAAAGAAGAAACTTTCAATGAAGCAAAATTTAGAAATTACTGTTGAAGATGGGGTTAAGAAAGATGGCTTTATTAAAGCTAATCAAATTCATTATTTCCAAAAAGATAAACTTGATTATATTGTAGTTGGTTCGGTAACTCCTGAATTATTTGCTGAACTTATGAAATTAATTGAAGAACTTTTTAAGGATGAAGAAATATTGGTAAATACTTCTAATCTTTAGAAATTATCAAGCCACGAATAAGTGGCTTTTTATTTTGGATGAAAAGATATGAAAGAGTATGAATTGGAATAAAAAATAAAAAAGCTCCTACTCATTTGAGTTAGAGCTTGTCATCATCGTAAATGATTTCAATATCTTTATATCGTTCAATAAGCGAATTTACAACAGTATCGTAAGTTTCTTCATCTATGGTTTTGTCATCGTAAATTTCTTTAACTTTACGCCAGCGATTTAGAAAATCATTAACAATCGTATTTCCTGGTTCAAGATAGTGCTGTGATACATCGTTTTTGTAAACATTATTAGAATCTTCGATTATTGAAAATTTGACACTTTTACATAGTTTAACAATAGTTTTGAATACATCACTATACGAATCAAAATTTTCAATATTTTTTAGATTGGTTCTACCACATAACCAATCCATAGATATATCACATTTTTCGGCGATATTGTACAGTGTATCAGTATTAGGCATTTTAAGTCCTTGCTCATAGGTAGACAATGTAGCTTGAGTTACTCCAATCAATTTGCCAAATTCTTTTTGGGTCATCATTTTATCACGACGAATGGTTTTGATATTTTTTGATATTATTGAATTATCCATATATTAAACCCTCCTTGTGTATATTATATATACTTTTTAAATAAATGTCATTTAATATGTTTAAATTATATATTTATACTTTACACTATATATTTATTTTGATAATATATATTTTGAAAGGAGGGACAGCTATGAAAAACTTAATACTTAAAATCGATGAAGAGTTACATAAGCAAATAAAAATTCGTGCAAGCGAAAATGGTCAAACCATAAAAGGCTATATAACCACATTGATAAAAAGAGATTTAGGTATAAAAAAAGACATTCGCAAATAGTTTTGACCGACTAACGAATGTCACCTAATCAAGGCACTAATAGTATAACATTTAGTGCCTCTAATTTCAAATGAACAGAGGTATTGTGCTATAAATTTATAAATATCTCTTGACTTTATGAGTTCCGTTTAATACAATGAGTTTGTGGAACTCAATAAGAAAGGAGCTGAAACCATGAGTCCAAGAACTGGACGACCTAAGATTGATAATCCAAAAAGCAATGATATAAAGGTTCGAGTTGATGATAAGACTATAAAGTCTTTAGATGAATATTGTAAAGCAAACAATGAAACTAGAGCCGGTGTCGTTAGAAAAGCGATTAATCAATTTTTAGGAATTGAATAAAAAATGGAACGTCCTAACCCTGAGAAAGTTAACGTTCCATACCCACAATGAAGAGGCGTTTAGATTATAGCACTAAATACCTCTAAACTCAAATTTCAAATAAGGGAAAATGGAGGATTTTTTATGTTAGAACAATTAGACAATTTGTTTGAAATGTTATCAGAAATTGAAAACAAATTAACTGACTTAGAAAGAATTAATTCAATGGTCATTGTTACATGTGATGCATGTGAAAACGGGAATGATATTAAATATGATGTTTCAAATGTCATGATGTTAATTGAAGACCAAATTGACATGGTAGAAGAAACTATTAGATCAAATGTTTCAAAGTGTAATGCTTTAACAAGAAATATTCAAGAAACAATAAAAAAAGGAGATTGTCAATATGGAAGAATTAATGGATAATGAATTGATTAACACATCAGCAATTGAAACAATTGATAGTAGAGAAGTCGCTGAAATGGTTGGTATTCAACATAAGGACTTATTGAAAAAAGTCCGTAATTATCAACAAATTTTAGAAAGCGCAAAATTGCGCCCTCAGGATTTCTTTATTCCAAGCACTTATAAAGTTGAAAATAACAACAAAACTTATGAATGCTATCTCCTAACCAAGAAAGGTTGTGAAATGGTAGCAAACAAATTGACTGGTGAAAAAGGTGTAATTTTCACTGCTAAGTATGTTAATCGTTTTGCTGAAATGGAACAAAAAATCAAACTTCCAAAAACTGATAGAGAAATCTTGTTCTTGAGTGTTAAGGTTCAAGAAGAGACAGCTCAAAGGGTTGATGTTCTTGAAGAAAAGGTATCTGATTTAGAAAAATCAACAACGATTGACAGTTCACAACAATATACGCTTGAAAGAATTGCTAAAACAACTGTAATTAGTGCACTAGGCGGTATTGATTCAAGAGCTTACCAATTAATGAGCAGAAAGATTTTTAGTAATATCTGGAGAGACTATAAAAAGTATTTCAAATTAGGCTCATATCGAGATACCCTAAAGACTGATTATGAAAATGCTAAAAATTATTTGGAATCATGGTCTCCCGAAGTCAATACAAGCTTGAAAATCAAAGAATATAACAGTCAGTTGGCAATGAATTTAGATTATAATAATTAAATATGAATATAAAGCGAGTTTAAAAGACTCGCTTTTTCTATACGCAATTTTGGAAGAAAGGAGGTGTTTTTCAATGGCTGAAGGATTAAGACCACATCATCATCAAGAATTTGAATATCACACCATTCAATACTTCGATAAGAAAAGACACGTTATTGTTAAGAAGATACAGTATATGTGTATGATTTGCGGTCGTGTTCGTCATGAAAAATACGATTGCTATGTACCGCCACCTAAACCAAAAACAAAAGCACTAGAGAGAAATAAAAGGAAATACGGCAATAGAAGCTGATATTTTCTTTTTTTGTACCCAAAAACTGAAAACAACATAGTAAGACATGAATAAAACAAAATTTTTGAGGTGGGCAACTCGTAAAACTGCAACCGCACAGGCTGATGCAACCAGCGTACTAAAGCGTAGTGAATGAAAGGATCTTATGAAAAGAGAATTTTTAAAAAATTTAGGATTAACAGATGAACAAGTTAATCAAATCATGACTGAAAACGGTAATGACATTGAAAAATACCGCAAAGAAGTCGAATCAAAAACAAAAGAGCTAGAAACATTGAACACAAAATATGAATCAGCTCAAAACTCCTTGAATGATGCAAACAAGCAAATCAAATCATACAAGGATATGGATATTGAAGGCATCAAGAATTCAGCTGCTGAATGGGAAAAGAAATATAAAGATGAAACTGCAGAATTGAACAATAAATTGACTCAACAAGAAAGAGACTTTGCTACCAATTCATACTTTGCAGGAATGAACTTTACTTCTGAAAGTGCCAAACGTGGAATCATTTCTCAATTCAAGGAACAAAACTTTGAATTGAAAGACGGCAAATTCATTGGAGCGGATGAATATATCAATGGTTTAAAAGAATCGGATGCAGGAGCATTCGTTGTTGAAAAAACTAAAGATGAACCTTCATTACCAACATTTACAAAAGGTACTGCTTCTAAAGGAGCACCTGGAGGAGAAAACAATGCAAATGCATTCGGTTTCCATTTTGCAGGTGTTAGAGCAATGCCAAAAGAATAACAGATCAGGAGGAAATTAAATATGGCAGCAGTAAACTATGCACATGCATATCAACAAGCGTTAGAACAAGCTTGGCCTTATGCGCTTTATTTCGGAGATTTATTCAATACTCCAAATAACCAAAAATATAGATGGGTCAATGCAAGAACAATTGAAATCCCAACATTAGAAACAACAGGACGTGTAGATTCTAACAGAGATACAATTGCTACTGCATCTAGAAACTACAACAATAAATGGACTCCATTAACTTTACAAAATGAAAGAAAATGGTCTACATTGGTACATCCACAAGATATCGACCAAACAAATATGGTTGCTTCAATTGGTAACATCACTGAAGTATTCAACCAAGAACAAAAATTTCCTGAAATGGATGTATATTGTATTTCAAAAATCTACGCTGAATATCAACAATTAAGCCAAACACCAATTAATGATGATATTACTGTGGATAACATCCTAGAAGTATTCGATAAAATGATGCTTGAAATGGATGAAGACGGTACGCCTCCAACAGGTAGAATCTTATATATTACACCAACTGAAAATGCAAAATTAAAAAGAGCAAAAGAAATTGCTAGAACAGTTATTATTGGTGATGCAGAAAATAAATTAAACAGAACTATTGCTAACTTAGACTTAGTAAAAATCGTACCTGTTCCATCAAAATACATGAAAACTGTTTATGACTTTACACAAGGATTTAAAGCTGGTGCATCAGCAAAACAAATTAGAATGTGCTTAATTCATCCATTAGCAGTCATTACACCTGTTAATTATGAATTTGCTAAATTAGATGAACCATCTGCAATGTCCGAAGGAAAATGGGTCTATTATGAAGAATCTCATGAAGATGTATTTGTTTTAGCAAGAAAAGTAAAAGCTATTCAATTTGCTGTTGAAAAATAAAAAAAGAGGAGGATGATCTATGTCACAAGTAAGAAAAGGAAATAGAATCCTTACAATTGAACCGCACAAAGTTGATGACTACATTGCTCGTGGTTATGATCACATTGACGAAGATTCTGGTGAAGTCATTAAAAAGGGTGACCCAGTTTCTTTAGCGGATTTTAAAAGAGAATATTCATCTTTAAAAGCACAAGTAAAAGAAAAAGATGCAAGAATCGTGGAATTAGAAGCACAAAATGCTGAATTGACAACAAAAGTCGAAGAATTAGAAGCAAATGCTAAAACTCCAGCAAAAGCATCTAAAACTAAGAAAGATACAGCAGAAGAATAGTATGAAGGTTTCTTATGAATATTACGTAGATACATTCAAAGGAAAAATATGTCAGCCTGAATTTGAGGACCTTGTTGAACCTGTAATTGATTTAGTCAAGGGTTACGCTGAACAATTCATTGCACCATGGGCATTAGAGAAAAATATCGATTATTACTGTTTGGAGCTTAAACGAGCAGTATGCTATCAAATCGATTATCTTCAAGCAAATGGTGGTTTGAACGCTCTAAATGGCACAAGCGATTTAGATTTACAAAGTGTATCGAAAGACGGTTTCAATTATAGTTATGGTGATAGGGGCAACAAATTCAATGGTATTCCTTTTTCATCCGTCTCAGCTTATATGATTAAAAGTGAATTGAGAAGAAAAGGCCTTATGTGCAGGGTGGCCAAACGATATGATTAGCTCTCCTCGTATTTTAAGACCTTTTACTGTTACTTTGATTCATAAAGTTGATGAAGATACTTTTATTCCATATGTTCTTGAAAACGTTGGATTTGATGAAAACTATGGCATTACACAATCAAACAAGGGTATTTCTGATGCGGACAGTGTTCTTTTAACGATTGATTTGAGTGACTGTGGTGGGCTGATATTTGTTGATCAACACGGTTACAGGTCAAAAAAGAATACTTTTACGATTGGGAATGAAGATTATTTTGTCTTGGATGTGGTAAAAGAAACGGACTATGATGAATTAAAAAAGACAACCAATGTCTATTCAATCAATAAATATGCCTGTTATCGCCCACCAGGAACGAAAGAAATCCAGTTTATTGAGGTGTATGCTTCTTGAAAATTTTTGTTGATGTTGACTTTTCTCAAGTGAAAAAAGATTTAGAAGGAACTAAGGAAAAAGCCTATCAGACTCTTAAAAATTCTGTAATAAGAGATACTGATCCTTACGTTCCTTTTTCCAATCTACATCATACGCATTTGAGAGAAACGCCTGATATTGGAGATAATGCCAAAGAGAAAAAACAAGTCATTTACGATACTGATTATGCGCAACATGTGTATAAAGGTACAGGGATGAACTTTGACAAGTCACGTCATCCAAAGGCAACGGCCAAATGGTTTGAAAAATCAAAGAAAGCAAACATCAAGAAATGGATCAAAAGTGTAGAGGACGTGTTTAGAAATGGAAAATAAATCAAATAAAAAACTGACATATGAAGAATACAACAGGGTATTGGATTGTATCTATGACTTTTGCAAGAAGTTGGATATTCAAAATGTACAAAAAAATATGTGGAAATTAGATTTCTTTACTTCCAGCAAGGATGACCAAATCATGGTTCAAAGAATATCTAATCGTGCTGAAAAAATAAATGAAAACATTATAGGAGGCTATACTGCTGTATTGCCTTTTTATATTAACTTTCAATCAGGTGCTAAAACAGAAAAGAGTGTCAAGAAAATTACGGATGTTCTAGATGATTTAGCAAACCAATTTGAAATGGAAACAATGAATAAATTTGAAAACATTGTTTTTCCTGAAGATATAGTTCCACAGAAATTAGAAATGATTGCCAATCCTGGTGTTGAAACCTATGACAATGGCATCGCTAATTTTTCAGCACTTTATCAATTAACTTACTACAAGAAAGGAGCTTTTGAATAATGGCACAAACATTAAGAAATACTGTAGTAAACCGTCATGAAAACCTACACTATGTCAAATTCGATGGTGTATCAAAGCCTGTATTGGCTGGTACTGGTTTAACGGATTGGACACAAGCTGTAGATCCTTCAACAGATGACGGACAATATATCAATGAAAAGACTTCTCACTCAAACATGATGGCATACACACCATCGGTTTCATATTCAGGTGAATTGATTCCTGGCAATGAGTTTGTTCGTCATATCTATGAAGTTGGTAAAAAAGAAATTATTGGTTCCATGTTTGATGAATATGAAATTGAAACATGGGCACCTGTTGAAGGTTCAACTGGATGTTTTGCAGCACATCACAGACAATATGAAATTCAACCATCTAATCCTGGTTCTGGTGAAGGTGGAGGAAAAATTGCATTGGAAGGAACTTTTGCTCAAAAAGGTGCTTCAGAACATGGCCAATACAATGTGGCCACTGGTGAATTTACTGCAGGTGAATATGACTACACAACTGGTAAATTTACAGCTGCTTCACCTCAATCAGGTGCGTCATCAACACCAGCAAACAAATAGAAATCAAATAGGAAAGGGATTGTTACTATGCTAGAAATCAAGATTCAAGAGAATTTATTCGATGTAAAAATTAAAGATCGTATTTTCAGTATCGATGCTGACAATATCGATAATCATTTGCTGATTGACAAGTTCATCAAAAAATACAGAGGCAATCGTACAATTGACGATACCTTTATTGAAGACTGTCAAGTCGTCATTGATGAATTGCTAGGAAAAGGATCATACGATTATCTTTTTGATAAAGATGATTTAAAGCCTTACTATGTAATCCTAGCTCTTGCGGAAGAAATTCAAGCCAAGTTTGATGAACACGCTACGACTGAACGCCAAAAAGAAAAGCAAGACAGAATCAAAAATGAGCTTGACAGTTTAAACTCACTTACAAAGGAATTTGGAAACCTTCAAAAGCAAATGGATTACACAAAAAACAAATACGGGTTAAAAGATTATGTTAATTCTAGACAAAAGAGATCTTCAAAAAACAATAAGAATAGAAAATCAAGAAATAGAAATAAGAACTGATTTTAGAACGTGGATTCAATTCTCTTGTATCGTTTCTGACAAGTATATTGATGAAAATTATAAAATCCCTATGCTGTTTGATTTGGTGATTCCAAACTATGAATTATATATGGAAAGTATCGATTCATTGGAATTACTGAAAGGAATTCTTAATTTTTACAAGTGTAATAAACCGGATAAACCTGAGAAGAAACCTAATAAAAAAGTTGGGTTTCTTTTTGATTATGATATGGACCTCATCTTTGCTGCGTTTATGCAACAGTATGGCATAAATCTATTGAGAACCAATATGCATTGGTGGGAATTCAAAGCATTACTTAATGGATTGAATGACGACACCAAGTTCGTTCAGGTCGTTGGATATAGAACTGCGGATCTATCAAAAATCAAGGACAAGAAGGAACGTGCAAGAATGAAAGAACTTCAAGATTACTATGCTATTCAAGAACAGGGAGACCCATTCCAAAGAACTCAGGAAGAAATCGAAGCGGAATTGTTTGAATCGTTAGGAATTCCAAAAGAATAAATTAAAGGCAGGTGGTATGATGGCAGATGGTAAAGTTGTTATTGACTTAGAAATCAACGATAAAAACGTTGATAAGAAACTCAATACAGCTGACAAAAAAGTAGATAAATTTGCTAAAGATGTATCACAAAAAGAAGCTAAACCTGATGTTGATGCTGATACTAAAAAACTGGAAAAGAAACTTGATGAAGCATCAAACGAGGTTGAAAGCTTTTCAAAAGAAGCTACTGACAATGCAAAAGTTGAAGGTAGCGCAAAAATGGACACTTCCAATTTTGAAAAGAGTGCCCAGACAGTAAAATCAGAAGCATCTGCAGTTGAAAAAGCTATAGATGTCGATGGTAAAGTTGATGTTGAAGATAAAGCATCATCTAAATTAGATAGCGTAAAGAAAAAAGCGGATGATTTTTCAAATGAAAATATCAAATTCCCTAAAATAGACCCTCCTGACACCGATGGTTTTGAAGAAGCGCTTCAAGAAATGGAAGACAAAGTCAAATCATTCGGTGCAAAGATTGCAGGATATCTAGCAATAGGAGAAGCAATTAAACAAGGAACTGAAATTGGAAAAGAAGTCTATGAAGACTTTGAAGATTCAGTTGCTCGTGTCAAAGGCGCTCTAGGAGAAACAGATGACCAAGCGAGACAGATTGCACAGGTCATCAAGGATGTTTATGAAGCCGGTCTCGGTGAAAGTATGGATCGAGTTGCTGAAGCGGTCGTTCGTATCAAGCGCAATCTAGGAGATATGGATGATGGAACCCTTAATTCCATCACACAACAAGCAATCATTCTTGAAGATACATTCGATGTAGACATGAATGAAACCTTGCGTGGTGTCAAAGGATTGATGAAAAACTTTGGCTTGACCGCACAAGAAGCAATGGATTATATTGTCGCAGGAACTCAAGAAGGGTTGGATTGGACTGATGAACTAGGAGATAACATTTCAGAGTATTCAGGAAAGTTCTCTCAAGCGGGATATTCAGCAAGTGAATATTTCCAATTATTGAAAAATGGCTCCGATAGTGGAGCGTATAATCTCGATAAGGTAAATGATGCCATCAATGAAGTAACTACTCGTTTAGCTGATGGAACTATTGAGGGTGCTCTAGGTTCATTTTCAAGCGAAACACAAAAGACATTCAAAGCATGGCAGGATGGAAAAGCCACTCAAAAGGATGTTATCGACAGTATCGTAAGTGACATTACTAAATGTGATGATCAACAAAAAGCATTGACAATGTCAGCTACTGCTTTCGGAACGATGGGAGAAGATGCTAACCTTACATTTGCAAAAGCGTTAAATAGTGTTGGTACTACATTTGATGATGTAAAAGGAAAAGGAGAAGCTTTTTCTGATGAAACAACGACTCCAATGCAAGAATTGGAATCAAAAGTTAGAAAGGTCAAAGATCAGCTTCAGCCTTTAGGAGATTTATTCTATGATGTAGCAGGAGTTGCACTTGATAACTTTACACCATTATCAGCTGTTATTCTTACTGTAGCAACAGCACTTGCTACTTACAAAGGAATAGTTCTTCTCACCGAAGGAGTAACTAAGGGATTAGCATTAGCGCAGAAACTATTAAATGGCGAAATGACGTTTAATCCAATCGGCCTAATTGTAGCAGCTATTGCTGCCTTGGTAGCTGGATTCATTTATTTATGGAATACAAGCGATGGTTTCAGGTCGTTCTGGATAAATCTATGGAATTCTATAACATCAACATGCGGGCCTGTGATAGATACAATCGTCTCATTCTTTACTGAATCGATACCAGGTGCAATTGACACGCTTGTAGAGACTTTCAGCAATATCGGTCAAACGATTGTTGAATTTTTTTCTGGGCTTGGAGAATCAATTGCATCATTTTTTACTGAAACGATACCGCAAGCATTTGACAGTTTCATTGAAATATTAACAGGATTTATTAGCTCAGCAATCGAATTTTTCAATCAGTTGCCATACAACATTGGCTATGCGATTGGTTCGATAATTGGTTTTATCGTTAGCTTAGGAATTAAATTCGTTGAATTTGTAACGGTTGATGTTCCAAATTTCGTAACAGGTTTTATTTCTTGGATTGCTCAATTACCTGGCCAAATATGGACATACATAACTGATATCATAGGAAAAGTAGCTGAGTTTGCTTTGAATTTGATTTCCAAAGGATATGAAGCAGGGTCAAACTTTGTATCAAGCATCATCAGCTTTGTTACGGGATTACCTGGGCAAATTTGGAGCGTATTGTCAAATGCTATTGGAAAGGTTGCTGAGTTCGTTGTCAAGATGGGTTCAAAAGGTATTGAAGCAGCCAAATCACTATGGAATGGTATTGTTGATACTCTTGTTGGATTGCCTGGTAAAATGGCAGATATTGGTAAAAATATCGTGGAAGGTATCTGGAACGGTATCAAGAATGCAAAAGACTGGTTGCTTAGCAAGATTGGCGATTTTGCAAATGGTGTTGTAGATGGTATCAAAGGATTCTTTGGCATTCATTCACCTTCAAAAGTCATGAGAGATGCCATTGGTAAATTCTTACCACCAGGTATTGCGGTAGGTTTTGAAGTGGCCATGCCAAAAGCTCAAAAATCTATGAACAAAGAACTTGAAAAAATGACAAGTGATTTGAATGGTATCATAAACTTCAATTTGGATGATATCGAACTGAAAACAAATCTTGATATCGCAAGACAAACAGCATTTGAAAGCAATGTCACAAATGAATTAAAAATTGATTATGATAAGATGGGAAATTCAACTGCTAAAGCAATTAAAAACAGTGGAATGTCTTTCAAAGTAGACAAGCGTGAATTTGCCAGAATTATTTAGAAAGGAGCATTTATGAAAGTATATTATGTCAATTCAAACAATGAGCAAATAGATTTGTTAAGTGCTCCTTATCATATTGAAGAAACTGACTTTTTTAACTTTGAGTGGTCATATGAAACTGAAAATAGAAGGGTCACACGCTTTTATCGTGATGTCGAAACGAAAAAAGTTAGTGTAGATATCTTTAGCCAAAATCAAAAAGACTTCTACAGTGCTCTAAATAGACTTGTTGAGATATTTGATGTAGATAACGTAAGCAATGTCAAAGGAAAACTCTTCTATAATGACTACTATATAGAGTGCAATATCTTTAAAAACCAAAAAGACATGAAGTCATATATCCTTCCATACGCAAAGGTAGATTTAACTCTGGTAACTGATTCAACCAAATGGATCAAGGAAGATACCTATCATTTTTACAGCACAGGTGAAGGCAGAAAAACAGGAACAAAGAAGTATTCCTATAAATACCCTTACGTGTATGGTGCAAGTGAAGGACAGATGACGGTTAGAAATATTGGAGTCGTTGAAAATGATGTTCTGTTAAGAATCTACGGTCCGGCACAAGACCCAGCCATTAAAATAGGAGACAATCTTTATCAAATCAATACGACGCTTGAAGCAAATGAAAGGCTTGAAATCGACACCATGAAAAAGAAAGCTGTAAAAATTACGGCACATGGTGATGAAATAAACGTTTTCAATGACAGGAACAAAGACAACAGATTGTATGTTCCCATCCCACCTGGTACAAATATTGTCGTTTGGAACAACTCTTTTTCATTTGATATCGTTGTCTACGATGCAAGAAGTGAACCGAAATGGGAGAGCGATGAATGATGATGGAGTTCATCTACACGGATCCTAACGGAATTGAACAGGGACCATTGTTAAACTGCAGCCTGGACTTGGAAATTGGAACATATGACAAAGCCAAAAACGACTTTGAAATAACTGTTTCAACGGACAGCTGGGACCGCAAGCTAACATATGACAGCAGGTTCTATTGTGTCGGTACCGAATTTGGTGGGATAGTAAAAAGTATTGAAATAGATACTGAGGCTGAAGAAGTGAAAATAGGTGGTATATGCCCAAGAAAATTGCTAGCAAACGATATCATTCAGCCTAGAAAAAGAACTGATGAATACTATGAATTCAAAGGTGAAGCAAACGAATGCATTCGAGAATATATCAATTCATCAACTGATTTTTTCAATTATATTGAGAATAAATCTAAATCAGTAAGTTTAAAAAAGAAACTGGCTGATTTTTTTGTTGTTTCGCAAGAAGATAGTGAAATAACCATTAATTATCAGGCGCGTTATTACAACACACTACAGGCATTTGAAACAATGCTAGATGATGCAAATGCCAAACTTAAACTTATTTGGAATAAAAACGGGCAGATTGAACTTTCAGTCGAACCGATTATCAATTATTCCGAAAAACTCCAATTCGACAATGATTACAATCTGCAGATTATCGCTAAAAAAGATATCAATCAATGTAATCATTGCATTGGATTAGGCAAAGGCGATTTGCAAGAAAGGCAGGTTGTTCATGTCTTTAAAATCAATGATCAATACTTAGAACTGAGTGAAATTGATGATGACTCTATGATTCCAAGTGAACTGAATACAATGACATATGACTATTCAAATGTTGAAAGCATTCAAGAATTGATAGATGGAACCAAAACAAAATTAAAAGAAGCACAGACTGATAACTCGTTAGAAATCACATTTGATAATTTATCTCCTGAAATTGGTGATATCGTAGGCGCAAAAGAATACATAACAGGTATTTCTATGCAAAAGCCTATTGTTCAAAAGATAGTCAAATGTACGTTTGAAAAAGACTATACAGACTGTGACATTGATTACAAGGTAGGTGATTAGATGGCAAGTTCAAGTGATGCAGTTGAGGCAATTACATTGACAGGAAAAGAAGTATCTGCAAGTATCGATGCATATTTGTTTGATGCTCTATATTCAGTTGATGGTATTTTTACAAAAGGCAATCAAATGGAAGCTTCTATTGTCAGCAATAATAAAATAAGGATTGCTGATGGATTGCTTATCAACCAAGGACATTTTCTTAGAATTAAACCAGGAATGTATTGCGATGTACCAATTGAAAATGGTACTCAAAACATGAAACGTTGCGATTGTATCGTTGCTCAATTTAAAATTGACGAGAGCGGAGAATCACACGATATTGTTGTCATCCAAGGTACACCTGGAGAGCAAGAAACAGTTCCGTCATTAACAAAAGATGATCTTGAAAACGGTGGTGCTTTACGTCAAATTGAATTGTTCAGAGTTCATTTGAATGGAATCAATATTTCAGGTGTCGATAGAATTGCTAGGACAGTCAATTCATTTAGTGATGCAATCTTTTACAAGGGTTAACATATGAGAATTATTGAAATCTATCTGAATGAAAATCAATCACATTCATGTACTAGAAATATCTTCTATGCTGGAAGAAAGTATGATAGCAACAATACAGCTGTCAAATTCACCAACAAAAATCTATTCATTGATGGCTGGAACTTCTACTTGAAAGTAGATATGGACGATGAAGTAACTGAAATACCATTACTTCAAAATCTGTTTATCATTGGAGAAAATCTTACTCAAATAGCAGGGGTATTAACCTGTACATTGATTGGCAGAAACAGTGATAATAATTCTACTAAGACATTTGAACCATTTAGATTGAAAATCGAAGATGTCGAATATGATCAGGATGATAAGGAACAACAACCAATGGATCCAAACATGAAGTTGCTGTATGAACAATTAATTAATTTAAAACAAGAATTACAACAAAAAGAACTTGCGACTCTTCCTGCAGGTGGTAATAAAGACCAAGTATTGCAAAAAGCAAGCAATATCGATTATGACTTTGCATGGAAAGATATGCAGGGAACAGCCACAGAAATGTCTGATGATGAATTAGACAATATGTGGAAAGAAGTATTTGAATAAAAAAATAAATAGAAGGAGAGATATATTATGAGTTTTGTAACTGATTCAATTTTAAAAACAGCCCTAGGAAAAATTAAAGCTTGGGGAGAAGGGAAATTTGTAGCAAAAGAAACTGGTAAAGGTCTATCTACAAATGACTATACAAATGCTGATAAAACAAAATTAAACGGTGTTGCTACTGGTGCTCAAGCAAACAAAATTGAAAGCGTAAAAGTAAATGGTACAGCTTTAACTCCTGATTCATCGAAAGCTGTAAATGTAGATTTATCTGCTTATGCAAAATCAGCTGATGTAACAAAAGAAATTGCTTCAGCAGTTTCAGGGGTAACTCAAATCGATTACTCGGTCGTTGAAACATTACCTTCAACAGGTAAAAAAGGTATTATCTATTTAGTTGCTAATAGTGATTCTGGTAATAATATCTATGATGAATACATCTATATCAATTCTAAATTTGAAAAATTAGGTTCGAGAGAAATGGATCTAAGCTCTTATGCTAAAAAGACAGATATCCCAACAAAAGTATCATCATTAACAAATGATTCAGGATATCAAACTGCAGCACAAGTAACTTCAGCTATCAACGCTAAATTAGTAGCAATGACTGATACTGAATTAAATACAATGTGGACTGAAGTATTTGGAGCATAATCAATTAGGAGGAGGTCTTATATATGAAAGATTTCTTTAAAAGAGTTTTGTTTTCAAACGTAAGTGAACATGCATCTTCAACAACTGTTTCAGCTAATAGCACTAAGTTTCTAACAAGTGATATTTTAAAAACTTTTATGACAAAGTTAAAAGATACGTTTGTTTTGAAGTCACAATTAACATCATTGCAAAAGCAAGTTGGACAGCTTGAAAAGACAGTCAGTGAATTAGAAACTGATTTAAAAGATGCAGTATATTACAAAGAGTAGATTGATTTCTGCTCTAATTTCTTTGGAAGGAGAAAAATATGAAAGATTTTGAAACACGTGAGTGCGTTGTACACACACACACACACACAACTTACCAAAAATAGGAAAGGTACAACGAAGTGCCTTTTCTCATTCTTTAAAAAGATTGGTGGTGAAAAGCATTTAGGTTAGTTTTAGCCTAGATGTCAACATGCCAAAACTTATTGATAAAAATGGAAATGAATTGCTTAATCTACAAATGTCTACAGATGAACATTGGACGGGAAAATATTGGATTGATGGTAAAAAAATCTATGAAAAAATAATTACATGGACTGGACTTAGGGTTGGTGTAAGCACCATAGATCACTCAATCAGTAATTTGGGTGAATTCATTGATTATGAAGTCACATGTTCTAATGGAGAAGATTTCTATAGATTTCCTGTTACTTATTATTCTGGTGGTAATACAGGAACATTCTACTGTACGTATTTCATTTTGAATATAAATAATATTCGTTTTGCTAATAACTATAGTTGGGCAAATTATAAATTTAAAGCAATTATTCGTTACACAAAAAAATAAAGGC